GGTTTTACAAGTTTTGTTAATCCCCCATATGGAAGAGGTATTGACAAATGGATCAAGAAAGCGTATGATGAATCTCGCAAAGAAAACACGAAAGTTGTAATGCTTATTCCGTCAAGGACTGATACAAAATATTGGCACAACTATGTCATGAAAGCTGATGAGATTCACTTTGTTAAAGGTAGACTTAAGTTTGGCGACAGCGAAAACTCAGCTCCTTTTCCATCTGCCGTGATCGTATTTGATGGCTCTAACCAGAGACAAATATTTGGAGCAATGAATCGATGAACCGGAAACAAAGACGAGCCATGAAAAAACATGTGGGCGCTGATGCTCAAGAAAAGATGGCGACTCAAGTTGCACAATTTGGTAAATTACCTCAAGCATGCGATGCCTGTCAAAAAGAGTTTGACAAAAAGAACAAAGAAATGGTACAATCTTGGTCTGTTGTCGTTAAGCAAGAGGTTGTAAGATTATTTTGTCCAGAGTGCATAAACAAAACAAAGGAGGCGCTAAATGCCAGTAACCAGAATATCGAATAAAATATTAGATAAGATTTTAAATGGAGATGTGAAAGAAAACTCAACTTGTGTGTTAAAGTTTTACTCAAACGAGTGTCACCTTTGTCATGCACTAAGTGACTATTACATGGATATATCCAATGAAGAAAAATACAAAGATTTACACTTCTTGGCATGCAATGTCTCAGATTGCCCAGATATAGAAAAAAAGTTAAATTTTAACGGTGTACCAACGATATTTGTTATACACACCAGCATTGGAAACAGAAAACCAACGATAAGGCTTTTGCCTGAACCAGAAAAACCAAATGATAAAACTTGGTATAAGGTTGGTGATATTAAGCGTTTTATTAATAAGGAGGCATTATGAATAAAGCACTTTCGTACGATGATGTATTGTTAAAGCCGCAATACTCTGATATTCGTAGTAGAACTGAGGTTTCTACACAAGTTGATCTCGGAAATGGTTTAGTCTTACGTGTTCCAATATTGGCTTCACCGATGGATACTATTTCTGAGGCTGCTATGGCTGTGGCTATGGGTCTCTATGGGGGGGCATCTATCATTCATAGGTACAATTCTATTCAAGAACAAGCCGATATGGTTACGATGGCAAAGGGAATAGCTAAGGAGGATTATAACAAAGATATTATTGTCGGCGCCGCCATTGGCGTAACTGATGATTATATTAATCGTGCCGCTGTTTTAAACGCCCTAGGGGTTGATTTTATATGTGTTGATGTTGCTCATGGTCATCATGTTCTCGTGAGGGATGCCTTACAAACATTGCGTTATAAATTAGGTCCCGATGTTCACATCATGGCGGGTAATGTTGCTACACTAGAAGGTATTAACGATTTATCAGACTGGGGAGCAGATTCAGTCAGGTGCAATATTGGAGGTGGTTCTATTTGCTCAACCAGAATTGAGACCGGTCACGGCGTACCGGGACTCCAAACAATATTAGATTGCGGACAAACAGATCGAGAAGTAACGATAATTGCCGATGGAGGTCTTAGAAACTCTGGAGACATGGTAAAAGCGCTAGCTGCCGGCGCAGATTGTATAATGTGTGGTTCAATTTTGTCAGGCACAGACGAGACACCGGGAACAGTTTTTGAGGAAGGGGATGGCACAAGATGGAAGACTTATCGAGGCATGGCTAGCAAAGAGGCTCAGATCAGCTGGAGAGGAAAGTTTTCCTCACATGAGGGTGTCTCCGCACGCGTTCCCTATCGAGGCTCAGTTACGAAAATTTTAGAAAGTCTTGAAAGAGGATTACGTTCTGGTCTATCATACTCCGGAGCGCGTAACATCACAGAGCTACACTCTAAGGCTGAGTTTGTCAATCAAACTGCTGCTGGTCTTGGTGAGAGCAAAACTCATATACTTAGCAGGAAGTGGTAGTGACTGACTCTGATTTAGATTACGGTAAAAACTTAAAAAGAATTGTATTCACAGATACAGACCACAGACATGCCCAACTTGTTATTAAATTAAAAAATGATGGGATGACGCAAGCAAAGTTTTTTCGTCATTTAATAACTGGGTATCTTCAAAACGATCCCCGGTTAATAGATTTTGTTCGTGAAAATGGTAGTCTTTCAATACAGAGAAAAAATAAGATATATAAGCTAGAAGAAAAAGGAAGAGCGTTGGTTCAAGAATTAGGGCTGGACGATGAACAAGTTGAAGACATTTTTGATATGATAGCAGAGGAGTTTCCAGATTTATGAAAAAAGATGGATTATTGAGTTGCAGTAGACAATGCATGAACAAACAAAAAGCGTGTCAAAAACAAGACTGTAAATTTTTTATTGAATACGAAACAGAGTATAACTGCTGTTTGGTTTCTATATATGAAAACGGTCCCATGACACTAAGAGAAATAGGCGAAAGAATTGGTGTATCATTCGCCAGAATTAAACAAATCGAGTCGGCTGCTTTAGCCAAAATTAAAAACAGCCCACTAAATTCATTTTTAAATTAGGTTATTAGAAAAATGAACACTATTTATACTAGGAATTTACTTTAAGGAGAAAACTAAATGTCCCGTAAAACATTATTAACAGAATCTGAAATTAGAAAGTTTCTGAAATTGGCTAATCTTGGAGCCGTTGGTGATGCAAAAATTCAAGAGATGTATGGTATGCCCGGTGATCGTGATGAAGATGACGACGAGATGGATGAGGGCGGTATGCGCCCCGGTATGAGAGACCCCGGCATGAGAGATCCCGGCATGCGCGATGACGAGGACGATGAGCCCGGCATGAGAGATATGAGAGAAGAAGACGACGAAATGGATATGGACATGGATATGGGCGACGAGCCTGAAATGGACATGGGTGATGAGCCTGACATGGATATGGGTGCCGGTGATTCTAAGATGGTGTCAGTTGAAGACTTCATGGGTGCTCTTGAGTCCGCTCTTGAAGATGTCATGGGCGAGCCAACTAGTGTCGAAATGGACATGGATGATGAGCCTGACATGGACGATGAGCCTGAGATGGATATGGACATGGACATGGGTGATGAAGAGCCCGGAATGCGCGGCATGATGGAAGAAGATAGTCAAGAAGAAATTGTTAACGAAGTCGCACGTCGCGTTGCTGCTAGATTAGCAGAGAGAAACAAGAATGATCAGATGGTTGAAGAACTGGCTGAGAGAATTCTTAACAGACTCACCAATAAATAATTTGACAATATTTTTACGGGATGCTATAATAACCACCTAGAGTAATTTAGGTGGTTATTTTTTTGGAGTAAAATGAATTATTTTCTTTATTTTTTAGTTTTCGTATTTGGATACATTACATGTAAAACTTTTTACTTTCTGAGAGCAAACAGGATCAGCTTATCTTTAATAAAGCTATCTCACGTTATTCATCTTTCAAATACGCTCAGATGTGTTGAAAATTTAATTTACACGCGGGAAAGAACGCGTGAATACTATTTAAAGATGGAGAAATCCTCGGTAGAAATTAGTGCGGTCGAAATGAAATTTAATAACGACATTGAAAACTTAAAAAACAATTCTATTAAATATATGCTTAAAATGCACCCTAAAATGTACAGAGAGTCCTTATTGTTTGATGATTGGGAATCTTCAATGAAGTTTCTTACCGAAAACAAAAAACTAGTATTTGATTTTTGGAGTAAATACGATGATTAAAAAAATAAAAGAATTGATAGATGGCAAATCGGGAGATCAGAACGCTGAACAAAGGATTATTCCACTCGACAGTCAGCTTTTGCAAGAGTTGGCAAATGAAATGGCTCCGAAAGAACCAGACCTGAGAACAATTGGAATATTCACAGATGTTGAACCAGAAAAGATTGCAGAACTTGTTCACGCGCTTCTATATTTAAATGAAACAAACAAACTGGAGCCGGATCCAGAAAAACATTTGCCGATAGAGTTTTATATCTCCACGTATGGAGGCTCAGCAGATGACATGTTTGCGCTTTACGATATTATGCGACAAGTGAAAAAG